TCGACTCATGGGACAGAGAGCGTCACCTCAAAGGCTTCGCTGTTAATTACAACCCAGCTCGTCACACTGTTTAATCAATCTTACGGGGGCGAAAGCCCCTCCACGTTGGGAGACGTACAATGATACTTAGTCAATTCATCCAAGAAGAAGCATCCCGCCTTTGGGAAGGTAAGCACTTAAATGACGTGCGCTTCCAACTAGGACGCTTCTGTAACTTCAACGGTTACGGCGAACGTGACATTGGTGACTTTAAGCCTCGTGACATCCACTTATTTCAGGATTCACTTATCGAAGCTGGTCTTAAGAAGTCTACGGCCAACCGCTATAACTCAGCGATATCCGCTATCTTTAAACATGCAGTAGAAGAGGAGGTGATCAACCACGCTCCTAAGTTTAAGTGGTTTAAGACTAAGTCTAATCGTGTGCGTTACTTTACTGACAGCGAGTGCGAGCAAGTCATCGAGTTCTTTGGTGAGCATAAGCACTCGTGGATGAAGCAGATGTTTATCATCGGCATCAATACTGGGATGCGCTTAGGTGAGATCGCACAGATCGGCGATACTGCTCCGGTACAAACAGACTCAGACGGCTCTGTGTGGGTCTACCTGCCTGAAACTAAGAACGGTGACGAACGCTATGTCCCGCTTAATAAAGCCGCTCAGAAGGCCGTACAGGAGCTAGGAGGACGTGTTATTAATCATTACAGCCATCGTACCTTCTACGATGCATGGGCAGACTGTCGTTATGCTGTGGCTAAGAATGATAGCGAGTTCGTATTCCACGTTTGCCGCCACACTTGTGCGACACGCTTGGCTAATGACCTTGGTGCTCAGACATTGGTCATCGGTAAGATGCTTGGTCACCGTTCGACTAACACTACGCAGAAGTATGTGAAGGCAAAAGGTGCAACTCTGCAAGAGTACGCTAAACTATTAGAGAAGGTGGCATAAGGGAGCTTATGGAAATTAAAACCGTAAAAAAGAAGAAAATGGTTTCAATGTCGAACGCTGACTTAGATCGTATATATCATGCCCTGCTTGGGTACGAAGATGAAAGAGCCTTACGTATTGTATGGACTATTGAGACTGAGCGGCAAGACCTAATTGACGAATTACACAGGAGCGAAAGCTATGACAGGAAAGGGTAGCGGAAGACGACCATTGCGAGTCGAGTTAAACACGTTCGAGTCCAACTGGGACAAGATCTTTAAAAACAAAGACGAGTACTGTGATGCTCACGACCGAAAGTATGAAGATGGCGATTGTGTCGATTGTACTCAAGCCATCTCAGAAGGCGAACAAAGTTCGTATTACACACCAATCCCCAGAGCTATAGTTGAAAGCTTTGGGGGCGATGATAACGGATGGTCAGTTATTGTTGCTGACCTGTTTCCTGACAAGTGGAGAGCAAAAGAGAACGACATTGTTCTTAGTTGCGAAGTGTCGTGGACACACGCTGAACACGGTCACTACCGAGACACTTTAGACAACCTTGTTGCCTCAGGTAAACTCGATCACGAGACTGGCTACTACGAACCTGTAGAAGTCCATGAAGACATTATTAACCGCATACAACAGTGGGTAGAGAAGAATGGATAAGAACGACATGATCGAGATAGCAGCAATACTTACGCTATCATTCATTATAGTTACACTAGCATTACCTGTGTTCATACCACTTTTTTAAATTGTGGTACGAAAAAGTATATCCGACAACTGGAGAAAGGAAATGAGAACTAAAGCATTAGAAACAGAAGTATTAGACTACCATCTATCAGACGGTATAACCTTTGGTGAGGCTATCAGCTTTTACGATAGCTTCGGTCATCCAGATCTTGATGGTCTGTATGGTTCAGCTCTTAACCAAAAGGAAGCTACCCTACTGATACATAGAGAAGGATGGCTCCGCTCTTGTATCAAAGATTACAACAATCCCAATGTCCCATCATCAGCTAAGGATAAAACCGCCGAAGAGGTCGGAAGGTATTTCCTTAACAGTGCTTTGAACTACATCGAAAGACTTCATGCCGATGATGAATGGCTCAATGATAACCAAAAAGCGTTCAAATTCTGAACTAAAATAGGGATGGGCATTTGTGTCCACCCTTTGAGATACATCATTGAAGGACATAAGATCTATGACTAAGATTCATGGCACTGAGACAGATGAACTACTACGTGAGTTCAACGCAATAGATAAAGGACGTGAAAAGTACTTTGACCGAGACGGTAAAGTTACACAGATGTCCATCAAGAATATCCCACATAAGTTAATCAAAGATGCACTACCTATAGTGTCATCAGTACTGAATGAGAATCTTGGCGACCTGACACCAAAAGGCAAGGGTCGTCCTTTTTCATGGGTACAAGATCTATCAAGTGTAGACCTAGACCTCATAAGTTACTTAGGTCTTACCACTTGTATGGATGGCGTTGGTATGCAGAAGTCGATGACTTGGGTACTAACTAAGATCGGTAAACGTATAGAACTAGAGTGCTGGGCTAAAGAGCTGCGTGAGCAAGACGCACGTCTTTTCGAGCGTATAGAGTCTAAGGTTACTAAGGATCACAACTCTGAGAGATACCGATTAAAGGCAGCTACAGCTATTGCTCGTAAAGGTGGTTTTGAGAGATCCAAGTGGTCAGACGAGAGAAGAGTCAAAGCTGCTTCACCAGTATTAAATGCCATCTTAGAGCACTCCGGCGTATTCGAGGTATGGTCTATTGTTAAGTCAGGTAAGACACAGCGTAGTGTTGGATTGACAGGTGATGCTAGTCATTTGATAGCAGAGCTGATGGCAGATGAGTCTTGGTGTCAGCCTGTATTTAGCCCGATGATCGTACCACCTAGACCTTGGGAAGACATCGACACTGGTTGCTACATCGATGACGCTTTAAGAGCACAGATTGATCTTATTAGGTTTGGTAGTCCTTGGCAGAAGAAAAGCTTTAGAGACAGGGACTTAAGAGATGAACCTTATGTTAAGGCAGTTAATGCTATTCAGGCTACGCCTTTTGTAGTTAACGAGGATATCTTGGATGCAGTAACTTGGGCTTGGCAGGAGGATATTCAAATACCAAGCTTCCCTCGTAAGTCTTACATAGAGCGCCCTGAGTTCCCTGAGAACTGGGATTACTTAGAGACTGTTGATAAAAAGCTTTGGCGTATCACTGCAAGAGATGTAGTGGTTCGTAACCGTCAAATTGATGGCGCTAGGGCAGTAATGGCTCAGGACTTAAACACGGCTAACGAGATGCTGATGTTTGAGGAGTTTTACTTACCTCACAACTTTGACTTCCGTGGTCGTGTGTATCCTATACCTCACTTTAGTCATCATCGTGACAGTCATGTAAAAGCGATGTTCTACTTTAAGAATGCTGAAGTAGTTACACCTGAGAGTTCTAAGTGGCTGGCGATACATTTAGCTAACACTGGCGACTTCAATAAGATCAGCAAGCAAGGCTTTGATGAACGTGAGATGTGGGTAGAGTTAAACCGTGACAGCATTATTGGTGTTGCGCAGGATTACAAAGCTACCATTGGCTGGTGGTCACAAGCAGACAAGCCGTTTGAATTCTTAGCGGCCTGTTTGGAAATGGCAAGTTACTGGCAAGCACAGCAAGACGGTGAAGCGTTTTACTCAGGCTTACCTTTGGCGCTTGACGGTACTAACTCAGGCATTCAACACTTCAGTGCGTTAGGTCGTAACATTCAAGATGCCAAGCTTGTAAACTTAGTACCGGCTGACAAGCCTCAAGACATTTACCAACGTGTAGCCGATGCGGTGAAGTTACAAATTGAAAACGATCCTTGTGCTGAGGCTGATATGTGGAAGGCATACGGCATTAGTCGAAAGACTGTTAAGCGTAACGTGATGACTTATGGTTATTCATCTAAGCAGTTCGGATTCTTTGAGCAACTTCGTGAAGACGTTATGACACCTCTTACTGACAAGGTTTTACTTAAAGAGTTAGCGGTTCACCCGTTTGGTGAAGATGCTGGTTACGATGCTGCGAAGTACTTAGCACGTCATAACTGGACTGCTGTCAACGAAGTCATATCATCAGCACAGCAAGGTATGGCATTCTTTCAACAGTTATGTGGCGCATTAGCGCATGAAGGTAAGCACTTTCACTGGGTAACGCCTTCGGGCTTTCCTGCTGCACAGTTTTACCCAGCTAACCGCCACAAGAAGATTAAGCTTTATCTTTATGACCGTGCGGCTGAGATGCCTGTACGTTCTCAGGTAACGCTTAGAGAGTTAGACAGTAGCCGAGTAGACAAGCGTAAAAGCAAGACAGCGATATCACCTAATGTGATCCATTCGCTAGATTCAGCGCATCTTCTCAGAACTGTGCTAGACTGTATCGATGGTGAGGAAGAGCAGATGTCGTTTTTCTTAATACACGACAGCTTTGCTACAACAGCCAACAAGACGCAGAAGATGTACGAAGCAATTAGGTCTACGTTCATCGATATTTATGACAGCGAAAGCTGGTACGAAAACTTACTTTCTCAGGCTAAAAGGCAATTGGATAACCCAGACAGTAATCGGGTTCCAGAGCTGCCAGAGATGGGCGAGCTTAATTTAGCTCAGATCGCTGACAGTAAATACTGCTTCAGCTAACTTACGAGGACAACCGATGCACCCACGAGAGAGGGTGTTAGGGGTAGCACTTTTAAAGAAAAACAAGGGAGAGCCTATTCCGTTAGATTTACTAGCGGAGTTGGACAAGTACGGCTTGGACGTATCGGAGTTTGTGGACTTACCACTATCGACCGACCAGCCACTAATCACAATAGAACAGTTTAATTTGGAGACCAACTATGAGCGCACAAAAAGAAACATTTAGCACCCCAGTAGGAACAGCACGATATCCGTGGTTAAAAGAGCCGGACACTGCGTTCGGTCAGCAAGCTTACAAGTGTATGCTTATCTTAAGCCCTACTGATGCACAGCCTATCATCACTAAGATTGAGGCTATGAAGACACTGTTTGGTGCTAAGGCTGATAAAGCCATGCTGCCTTATGAAGAAGACGCAGAGACTGGTGATATCATTCTCAAGACTAAAACTGGTTTCGAGCCGCTGTTCTTTGACAGCCAAGGCAACCCAGTAGTCTCTGGCTCACTCCCTGATATTTGGGGCGGTAGTCAGCTTAAGTTAGGTGGTATGATCTCACCTTGGAATAAGAATGGTAAGATGGGTATCACTTTGCAGCTTGGTAAAGTTATGATTGTTGAAGCTAAAGGGCCGACAGGTGGTGGTTCTGTAGATTCAGGTTTTGAGGCTGTAGAGGGCGGCTTTGTGATGGAAGAAGGTGCAACCTTCGAGGAACCATCAACTGATGCGCCATCGTACCTTTAGAAGTGCGTATGCAAGAGGCTATCGTTCTGGCTTAGAGGACAAAGTAGCGACACAGATTGAGGGTATGAACTTCCCTGTAATCTACGAGAAGGAAAAGATTAAGTTTATTCATCCAGCTCGTAACGCTACTTACACGCCAGATTTTAAAATCACGCTAGGAGACGGGCAGTGGTTTTACGTTGAAACAAAAGGTATCTTCTCAGTCGCTGACAGGCAGAAACACCTCCTAGTCAGAGAACAGAATCCTGAGATAGAGATCCGGTTCGTATTCAGCAACAGCAGGTCAAAGCTCTATAAGAAAAGCCCAACAAGTTATGCGGATTGGTGCGGAAAGCACGGATTCATGTACGCTGATAAGCTTATCCCAGAGCAATGGTTTTTGTCAGGGTCGTCTCCCACGCCTGACAAGAAGAAGGCTTAAATTACCCCCTCAGATTAAGCCTTGGGAAGGGCGGCACTCAACTCCTTCGAGTGTCGTCCTACTCCCTAAACTAAAACTAAAAACAAGGAGACATTCTCATGCAAGATACAACTGAAGACTCAACATTTATACGACACGAAGCTTGTGAAAACTGCGGCTCAAGTGACGGTAAAGCTTTATATTCAACAGGTAGTACTTATTGTTTCGCATGTGACGACTATGGCCGTGGTGCGAACGATACCGTTGCGCCTACTGCAACAATTAAAACAAATTCACAACTATGGGCCGGTACAACTCAGGGTGTCCGTGAACGTGGTTTATCAGAAGAAAGCTGTCGTAAGTTTGGATACCTGACGTGTGTTACAAGCGAAGGCACCGTATGGGCAGCAAACTATAGAAACACAGACGGCTTGATCGTAGCTCAAAAGTTAAGGACTGCTGACAAAGCATTTAGCGTTGTTGGCGAAGGCAAGAAGCTTACGTTCTTCGGACAGCACTTATGGAACAAAGGCCGGAAGCTCGTGATCACTGAAGGTGAGATCGATGCAATGAGTGTCAGCCAGATGCAAGGGCATAAGTGGCCTACAGTATCATTACCTGCTGGAGCTGCTGGAGCTAAGAGAGCTATTAAAGACAACTGGGATTACTTAGACGGCTTTGAAGAAATCATACTCATGTTTGACATGGATGAGGCTGGTCAGGATGCAGCTCGTGATGTTGCCGAGATGCTCCCATTGGGTAAATCAAAGATAGCCGCTTTGCCGTGTAAAGACGCTAATGATTGTTTGATGCAAGGTAAGACTGCTGATGTAATTAACGCTGTATTTCAAGCAAGAGACTACCGACCTGATGGTATCGTATCAGCGTCAGACCTTCGTGAAGCAATCACGCAGCCTGATGAAGTCTCGACAGTCACATATCCATATAAAGAGTTAAACGCTATCACGAGAGGATTACGCAAGGGTGAGCTGGTTACGGTCACCGCTGGTAGTGGCATAGGTAAGACAACACTATGCTCAGAGATTGCCATGCACCTGCACAAGTCAGGAGAGCGGCTTGGCATGATCATGCTAGAGGAATCTAACAAGCAAACCCTGCGTAATCTGATCGGGATACACAAAGACGTTAACCTCACAGTTAACCCAGATTCATTATCTAAAGAACAACTGGAAGGGGCATTTGATGAACTATTTACAGGAGAAAATCAACTCTATCTCTACGATCACTTTGGTTCGACTGAGGTGGATACTATATGTAGCCGCATTCGTTTTCTTCACTCAGTGCTTGATGTTGATTGGATCGTGCTTGATCACATAAGCATAATGATCTCAGGCTTGGCGACTACCGATGAGCGTAAGCTTATTGACTTAGCCATGAGCCGCTTAAGAATGTTAGTACAAGAGCTGGGCATAGGTCTTATCCTAGTCTCTCACTTGAGAAGACCGGAAGGCGACAAAGGTCACGAGGACGGCGCTAAGGTAAGACTAGGTCAGCTTCGTGGTAGTCATGCGATAGCTCAACTGTCTGACATTTGTATATCGATGGGCGTTGATCCAGAAAATCCTAACAGCAACACACGACAGCTCGGTGTCTTAAAGAACCGCTTCACAGGTCAGACAGGGTTCGCTGGTAACATCAGCTACACACCTGAGACCGGCAGATTAATCGATCAAGTATTACAATTTTAACTGGGGGAGAGGGGATGAGATTTGTATTCGATATAGAGACAGACGGGTTAATACCTGAGCTGACTAAGATCCACTGCATAGAGTTGATCCATGTTGAAACTGGGACAGCTTACAGCTTTACACCTGCCAATGTTCAGGCAGGTCTTGATATGCTGGAGAAGGCTAACGAGATCATAGGCCACAACATCATTGGCTTTGATATACCTGCTATCCAGAAGCTTAAGCCAGACTGGAAGCCGCAGGGCAAGGTTACAGACACACTGGTGCTATCACAGCTACTTAAGGGTGATATCAAGAACTCAGACTTTGACTACGACAGAGAGTACGGTTTCGGCATAGGCGTTACCACTGGATTACCTAAGCGGTTATGCGGTAGTCACTCTTTGAAAGCTTGGGGCTATCGTCTCAATGAGCACAAAGAAGAGATCCAGACAGATTGGAAAGTGTGGACACCAGAGATGCAAAAGTATTGCGCTCAGGATGTCGCAGTAAATCATAAGCTCTTCAACCACTTCGACACACTTATTAAAGACAGCGAATGGTCACAGGATTCAATAGATCTTGAGCATCAGGCAGCAGAGCTTTGTTACCGTATTGGCAACAATGGCTGGTCGTTTGATGAGAAGAAAGCCGGTAAGTTATATGCTGAGCTGGCAAAAGAAAGGTCAATACTCGACACCGAGCTACAGACATTATTCGAGCCTTGGGAAGTATCAACATGGTTCACGCCAAAAGTAAATAACAAGCGATACGGTTATGAGAAAGGCGTACCTTTTGAGAAGAAGAAGCCTATTGAATTCAATCCTCAGTCACGCAGACATATCGAACGCTGTCTTAAAGAAAAGTATGGGTGGAAGCCCAAGAAGATGACGAACGGTGGTCACGCCCAGATCGATGAGACCATCTTAGGTGCTCTACATTATCCTGAGGCCAAGAAGCTGGCTCGTATGTTTCTACTGAACAAACGACTTGGACAACTGGCAGAAGGCAAACAGGCTTGGCTTAAGTTAGCTGATAAAGACGGTCGTATCAGACACCAGATTGTTCCCTGTGGCACAGTAACAGGCCGTGCTGCTCACAGACGACCAAACTTAGGTCAGGTTCCTAGAGCTTCAGCTCCGTTTGGTAAACAGTGCAGGGATCTATTCACAGTGCCTGAGGGCTACTCGCTACTCGGTAGTGACCTCTCTGGTATCGAGCTGAGAATACTGGCGCACTATCTATCGTTTACCGATGGTGGTGCTTACGCAAAGCAGATCCTCAAAGGTGACATCCACACGTTCAACCAGAAAGCCGCAGGTCTTGAAACCCGTGATCAAGCTAAGACGTATATTTATGCGCTTTGCTACGGGGCAGGTGATGCCATGATGGGTAAGATCGTTGGTGGTAACGCTAAAGATGGCAAGAAGCTCAAGGAGAAGTTCTTCAAGAGTATGCCAGCATTCCAAGAGCTACAGAATGGAGTGCAGGGTGCAGTTAGCCGAGGTTGGCTTAAGAGCATCGATGGTCGCAGGGTCAGGCTCAGATCAGCACACAGTGCGCTTAATGCGTTACTACAGTCTGCTGCTGGGTGTGTCTCTAAACGTTGGATCTGTCTTATTGATAAAGAATTAAAAGCCCGTGGATTGGACAAGGACTGTTACATGGTCGCTTGGGTTCACGATGAGGTACAAATAGCTGTTAAGGAAGGGCTAGAAGATTATGTCGGTCATCTCACTGGAAGCTGCGCGAAAAAGGTTGGGGAAGAGTTTAATATCCAACTCCCCATCGAGTCAGAATTCTCCTTCGGTAAAACATGGGCAGACTCCCACTAATGCGTATTTTGAGAACCTCGCAATGGAGGCAGTTGCGCACAAGGTCAAGGCAGTTCTCGATGAAGCTTGGCAGGGAAACTTCACCACCAAGTCAGACTTCGCAAGACGACAAGCCGACTGGGTCGGACTTGCCGCCTCTCTCGGATACATCACCGTCCTCGCAAGTGAAGAGTCATGGACAAGATACTGGATGATTACCGAGGAAGGCCTCGCTCAGTTACAGGAAATTAATGTTATTTTATTAGGGGAAGACTATGAAGATTGATGAGTTACTACCAGACGGTCGCATCACTATGTTGATCGATGCTGATATCTACCTGTTCCGTGCCTGTTCCGCTGCTGAATTCGAGCATGATTGGGGTGACGATGTATGGTCACTCACCACTGACCTCAAAGAAGCTCAGGCTTACTTTAAGAAGAGCATCGAAGAGTTCCAACAGGAGTTAGGCATCGAGGACTTTCTGCTGTGTATTACTTCGACTGATAACTTCAGAAAAGACGTACTGCCTGAGTACAAAAGCAACCGCAAAGGCACACGCAAGCCAGTCGGATATAAAGCTCTCGTTGATTGGGCAAAAGAAGAATATCCCTACTTCATGCTTCCGAAGCTAGAAGCTGACGATGTCATGGGTATTCTCCAGACGACCAAGGGTAAAGAGACCTACATTGTCTCGGATGATAAAGACATGATGACCATAGCAGGTCGTCTGTATCAACCTCAGAAGAAGATTAAGCTTAACCTGACTGAGACAGAAGCTAACCAGTGGTTTTACCGTCAGACGCTCACAGGTGACACTGTGGATGGCTATGCAGGTATCAAAGGTATCGGCCCTAAGAAAGCTGATGGCATTATCGCTAGTAGCTGCACATGGCGTAACGTAGAGGCCACTTATCTCAAGCACGGTTACACTCAGAAAGAAGCACTCCAGCAAGCTAGGTGTGCTCGGATCTGTCGATCTACAGAGTACGATTTAACCACCAACACACTTAAACTATGGGAACCAAGCCATGACGAACATAATTGAAAGCCCAGCGCATTACGCAATCCATAACATTGAGCCGATCACTTTCATAATGGGCAACAACCTCCCGTTCTGGAAGGGCAACATCATCAAGTACTGCATGAGAGCAGGTTACAAGCATTATGACGGCCAAGACTCTGTAGAGAGCGAGATAACAGACCTGATGAAGGTCATCCGATACGCTGAGATGCGAATAAACACTCTTGAAGGGAGAAGCCCAATCCATGACGACGAATAGCGGATTACCAACTGATTACCAAACATTCATAGCAACCTCACGCTACTGTCGTTGGTTGCCTAAGAAGAACCGTAGAGAGACATGGCCCGAAACCGTGGATCGCTTCTGTGAAAACATATTACAGCGAGTATCACTGACTAAAGAAGAGATCGAGGAGTGCCGAGAGGCTGTTGTTAACCTTGATGTGATGCCCTCTATGAGAGCCGTGATGACCGCTGGTAAAGCAGCAGACAGAGACAACACAAGTATCTACAACTGCTCTTATATGGCTGTAGACAGCACCAGAGCCTTTGATGAGGCTATGTTCATACTATTGTGTGGCACTGGTGTAGGCTTCAGTGTCGAAAAGAAGTACACACAGAAGTTACCACAGGTTCCGAGTGAGTTCCGTGATAACGGTGACGTACTTGTAGTAGCTGACAGCAAAGAAGGCTGGGCTAGGTCATTCCGTAAGCTTATCGCTATGCTTTACACTGGTGATGTACCTAAGTGGGACACAAGCAAGGTAAGACCTGCTGGTTCACGACTTGAGACCTTCGGAGGTAGAGCATCTGGCGCTGGGCCATTAGAGCAATTGTTTGTATATACAATCGATGTGTTCAAAGAAGCAGCCGGTAGACAGCTCACACCTTTTGAGTGTCATTCGATCATGTGTAAGGTCGGTGAGGTAGTGGTCGTTGGTGGTGTCCGTAGATCAGCAATGATCAGCTTAAGTGACCTGCAAGACGATAAGATGAGATTAGCTAAGAGCGGTAACTGGTGGGAAACACGACCAGAGATGGCATTGGCTAACAACTCGGTAAGCTTTACCCGTAAGCCTGACATGATGTCGTTTCTCGATGAGTGGACAGCACTGGTCAAGAGTGGCTCAGGTGAACGAGGTATATTCAACCGTGAAGCCAGCCAGAACCAAGTAGCACGGTTCGACAGGAGAGATCCAAGCCCTGAGTTTGGTACTAACCCTTGCTCAGAGATCGTACTACGCCCTAACCAGTTCTGTAATCTATCTGAGGTCGTGGTGAGAGCCAGTGACACAGAAGAAGACCTGAAGCGTAAAGTACGAATTGCAGCCATTCTAGGCACAGTACAGGCCACATTCACTCATATGCCTTACCTTCGTAAGATATGGCAGAAAAACACGTCAGAAGAGGCTTTGTTAGGTCTCAGCCTGACTGGGATCATGGACAATGAGATTACTGCTAATCCTGATGGACGACTCCTTAATGTTCTTAGAGATATATCTGTTTCGGTTAATGCAGAATACGCTGACCGCTTTGGAATTCAACGCTCAGCGAGCATCACCTGTGTTAAGCCTTCTGGCACTGTCAGCCAGCTTGTTGATGCTGCTTCTGGTATTCATACACGTCACTCTGAGTATTATATTCGTACTATTCGTGGTGATAAGAAAGATCCTCTCACCAAGCTTATGGTAGACCAAGGCATCCCTGCTGAGGACTGTGTGATGAAGCCTGACACAACGACTGTGTTCAGCTTCCCTGTGAAGTCACCAGACAATGCCATCGTAAGAGACGATAGATCAGCTCTTGAGCAGCTTGAGACGTGGAAGACCTACGCTCTTGAGTGGTGTGAACATAAGCCATCCGTGACGATATCCGTGAGAGATCATGAGTGGATGGAGGTAGGAGCTTGGGTGTATAAGCACTTCGATATCATCAGTGGCATTAGCTTCTTACCACACTCCAACCACACCTATCAGCAAGCGCCCTATCAGGAGTGTACCAAGGATGAATACATAGCATTGAAGGCAGTGATGCCTGAGAAGGTAGATTGGACGAAGCTGAGTTCTTATGAGTCCGAAGATAACACTTCAGGGTCGCAGACATTGGCTTGCTCGGGTGATGCCTGTGAAGTCGTTGACCTTACTTAAGGTTAGCGTTAAAAGTCTCAAAGCGATTCTTTAAAGGAGTAAGGCTATTAGGATAGGATCAGTCAGCTGTGTAACAAGAGAGACTATTACTAATCGCCATATTAATTACGCTTAATGGAGGTTGCGGGGTGATACCTACGACCTTCAATAGCTAAGAACCTCCATTGACGATGTAACAAGACATCTAAGAGTGTATCCCAGCCAATCGTAGGCATCACCCAAAAGGCTAGTACCCAAGACTCATCCTGTCAAGATATACCCTGTACGTGATTATGTACCGTGTGAGACAGAAACCTAACCGTAGACCATTTGTGTCCACCCTTAGGAGATAATGCTCTAAGCTCACTCATATGCAACACACCAGCAATAAGACATGAGTATATACATGGGTAATCCATGAGTATGTATTAGGTGTAAGCAGGGGTGAATACTTAGGTGATCTTGGTGTAAGCAGGGGTGAATACTTAGGTGATCTTGGTGTTACTTATGTCCCGATTTGTAATGAATAGATATCACCCTTGACCATCAATTATCAGACACACCCAAGATATCACAGCAGTTCAAGCCTGAGCATCAACGGATAATACATCCGATGACCTATGATCCCTAGTGATATCAATGACTTAGGTCGTATACGCTGGTACTTTAGGGACTCTAGGGACTCCTAGCCCAGATTCTGACCCCCACTGCCTAAACTAATCAATGGTTTCAAATAATGACCTTAAAGGGTTCTTCTTGTTGTTGTTGTTATTAGGCTTTCAAGAGAAGCTACCCAGATTCAACACATTAGATATTGCATAGGTATTAACCAATGGAAGTTACAACAACTAAACACATCAGTAAGCTGGACGTAGCTCAGCCTTCAGGCAGCTCACCTATCAGTGAGGCAGACGACCACCTAAGATTCATCAAAGACTGCATCAAGACGACCTTCTCAGGTATCACCTCAGTAGGCTCAGGTAACGTCACAGCAGATGCAGCAGCTTTAAACAAGCTCGATGGATACACAGGTACGACTGGTGATTTAAACACCATAGCCGGTGCTGTATCCTCAGGTCTTACTGTCTCAGATATTGCTAAGCTTGCGGGTGTAAGTGCCACTTCTGCCCAGCTTAATAATACAGCTAATATACCAGCGAATACGAATACTGCCTTAGGTGCGAAGGCTAACCTAGCTTCTCCTACGCTTACTGGGACTCCTAAAGCTCCTACACAAGCCGCTAGTGATAACTCGACTAAGATTGCTACTACGGCGTATGTTACAGCCAAGACCTCAGGTATACCTACCAGTAGTAACCTAGCTGCTACCAATGCTGCTGTAGCCTTGAATACGGACTATAGAGCCTCAAGTACTCTCGCAATAGCGGGTAAGGCTAATATAAATAGTCCTGCGCTTACTGGGAATCCTACAGCTACTACACAAGCCGCTACTGATAACTCGACTAAGATTGCTACTACTGCCTTTGTTACGGGTGCCTTGGGTGCGAAGGCTAACCTAGCTTCTCCTGCGCTTACTGGGACTCCTACAGCTCCTACAGCAGGGGCGGCTGTAAATACCACCCAGATTGCTACTACTGCCTTTGTTCAGGGCTTGTTAGGTGGTTATCCTACCACGGCTACTTTTAATGCTGGGATAACCTCTGCTACAACACCCAGTGCAAGTGTAAGTACTGCTGGTAAAATAGAGATTGCTACTACGTCAGAAGCAGCGGCTGGGACAAGTGCAGATAAAGCCTTAACACCGTCGAATTTACTAGGGGTAGCTGTCGATAATCAGTTTATCAATAGTGTTAACAAGCAAGGCTCTGTGACTATTGCGGGTGTAGGGATTAAATGGGGTATAGGGACAAGTACTACAGGCAATTCAGAGTCTTTCACTTATGACACAGCTTTCCCTAATTTTACAAGTGTAGTCATGCTTACCCGAGACACCAATGCTGGGGTATCATCGCTTAACGTTAACAGCAGGAATAAGTCTGGCTTCACTATCGATAGGGATAACAACACATACGGTGCTGGTAATTATGATTTTTATTTCCTCGCTATAGGCGGTTAATCGAGTTTTAACTCTCATGTCTACACATCAAAGGATTACATCCGATGGCAGTATTACCTGTACGTAACTTAGGATCTGCTGGAGTTGTAACTGACGTAGAGCCATACAACCTACCTATTCAGGCATTCTCAAGAGCTGACAATGTAGTATTCGAGGATGGCAAGGTTGCTCGTGCTCCGATCTTTAAGTCGGTGTATAAATTGGACGGTGGTTCTCAGTATGACACTGCTGCTTTTGCTACTCAGGCGGCTGCTTCAGGGACAGATGAGTTTTACGTTTGCGATAGAACGTATAATACTTCCAAGTATGCATATCCTGCGTTTGCTAGTACTTATAACGCTACTTACTTAATTCCTGATAGCAGTCCTTCTGCGGATACCGTACCTGTAACATCTACAACTTTATCCGAGGTGGTTTATTTTAATAAGCCTGACCGTAGGCCTATCTATAAGCTACCATCTGAGACATTCTTCCGTGAGTTACATCCTAAGGATGCCAGTACATCAGCCGCAGGTGTTACATCCTCATGGGGAAGCTTAAGTGATGCTTGGACGTGCCAGTCCTTTCGTTCGTATGGCGACTTCTTACTTGCACTCAACACCTCAGAAGGAAGTAACTCATACCCAGCACGAGTTCGCTGGTGTGATCCTGTGTTAAACGGGAGTGCTGGCCTTACATGGGATGCATCTGATCCTACTACGCTTGCTGGCTTTAATGACCTCGTACAGATCGAGGGCGGTATCGTAGATGGTCTATCTTTAGGCAGTCAGTTCGTTATCTACAGCAAAGACCAAGTATGGCTAATGGAGTTCGTTGGTGGTCAATTTGTGTTTAACTTCAGACGCTTATTTACTGGCGCAGGGGTGATCAATACAAACTGTATAGCTGAAGTAGACAATAATCACTACGTCTTTGGTCAGGATGATATCTACATCCACAACGGTACTCAGAAAGAAAGTATTGCTAAGGGTAAAGTTAGAGACTTTATCTATAAGAACCTAGACACTGATAAGTCACACGCCATCTTTGTTCACCATGACGTTCGCTTTAAAAAGATTATGTTTTGCTATAACTCAGCAGACCCTAACGCCAAGTTTGACAAGGCCACTCACTGCAATAAAGCAGCGGTGTATAGCTACATTGAAGGTACTTGGTCGTTCATGGATTTACCTAACCTGACTTGTGCGGGCATTGGTAACTTGAACTCGGTAGTCAGCTATGACGTGACAGGTGCGCCTACCTATGACTCTATAGGAGGTACTTACCTAGATGCCGCAGGTTCTTATGCTCGTCAGGCGTTGTTTGGTAATCGTGTAGTTAGGACTGAAACTGTATTTGTTTTAGACTCTACACCTAAGGCAATAACCCATGCCGTAAGACCAAGCAGCGGTGTCTATAGCAATCAATCTGCGGATTTAACTTTTGCCGCAGGACATAATATAAGTATTGGCGATATTATTACTATAACAGGATTGCCTTCTCCTTTTGATATTTGGAATGGAGCGCAGACTGTAGGAAATGTTACTGGAAATTTGATTAGAGTTGGGAACACAAATACAAGCCCTGTTAATAATATTGTAAGCCTAGCAAATGTTACAGCAGTCAATAACGGCGCTTCACCTACTGCTTATCCTGTAAATAGTGTGAACTCATATCACGGGTTAACACATACCCACTTGGTGACATTGGATTCCATTAGAGACCCTGCTGTGGTTGCTACTTACGAACCCGACATGAACGCCGTATCCGTTTTGGAACGCAAAGGTATCGACCTAGATGAAACAGGGCAGGAGCTTCGTAGTTACAAGAACCTCAAGAATATCTACCCCCAGATGGTCAGCTCTGATGAGTCACAGGAAGTTAATGAGTCCTTTGTCACCTTCGACTTAGGTGCTGCGGATTTACCTAACAACACGCCTAATTACACTACGACAACTGAGTTTAAACCCTCGCAAATGTATCAGGTGAATACACGGGCAAGCGGTAGATATCTTAGTTACAAGTTAACTACTCCAGAGCCACTGACGTACTTTTCTTTAACAGGCTTTGATGCTGACTTTATAGCGACAGCGAAGAGGTAACTATGGCTATCAATGATAAGACAGATAGCTTCGTGATTAAGTACTCACGGGGCGTATATCCTGCTGTTGTCGCAGATACACCAAGGTTCCTGCAAAATGAATTTTTGCGACTTGAAGCATTTTCAAATGCAACTACCGAAGCAACGATTCAAGTCTCTGATAGGGCTGTAGTTAACCCCAAGAGAGGCATGGTTCGCTATGCTGTAGATCCTTGGTTTCCTGTCGCAAGCGTAACATCTGGAGACACTGGCCTCGTGGTCTACACAGGCAGTGCATGGGCATTAGTATGAGCAATTCAATAAATCCTTACATCAGTAACTCGTTAGCGACAGCCGCTAATGCTGAAGAGTACAACAAGTTTCTGACAGCGTTTAACAAAGAGAAAGAGTTTAAAGCTAAAGTTACTGCTTTTGAAGAGGCTTTATTAGGTGTCGAAGGTGCTGAAGTTCAAGAAGAAAGTTATGCATCAATGCCTGTCAGTCATAAGTTTGCTGACGGTCTTTATATCCGTGAATGGGAGTCACCTCCAGATCAAATAGTTGTTACTGAGATACATAAAGTCAGTAACCCTATTTTCCTTATGGAAGGTGATGTAACACTTTTAACTGAAGTAGGTGCAGAGAGGGTAACACCTCCTTGGTACACTATTACCTCAGCAGGTACTCGACGTATTTTATATACACATACAAAAACAAAGTTTGTAACCGTTACTAGAAGCGATCACTTAGACGCTACTAGCTTACGGGAAAAATTAACTTACGGTGATTATTCCGAAGTAATTAAAGACTTTCCAGAAATAGAACAGATAGCCAAGTTTATAAAGGCTTTGGAGAAATAATATGGCATGGGTCGCAACAGCAGTAGTTGGTAGTGCAGTAATTGGAGGAGTAGCTTCAAACAGCGCAGCCGGTAAAGCAGCAGACGCACAAGATCGTGCATCACAGTTAAACTATGAAGCGTCAATGGCTGGCTTTAACTTGTCGAAGCCGTATCTTTCTGACCTCTATGCCAATCAGCAGTTTCAATATGAGCAGATGCTGGCTAATGGCGCTTACGATGGTGAGACCTTTGGCGGTATGGATCCACGTACTACTACTGGCTATGATCAAATGTATGATCAAGGCTCTCAGCAGAACCTTGCTGCTACTGGTATGATGGATACCACTAGCGGGTTCGCTGGTAACGCTGCTAACCTTTATAACACTGCTGCCAACAGTAACGTCCAAGGCGATGCGATGAATTTCGCAAGTCAAAATGGTATTGGTGGTGCATTAGATTTCGCAAACGCAAACAACTCTGCCCAGTCAGCGATAAACTTCGGCAACGCTAACAACAACTTTGCTAACTCATACGATTACGCAAGTAGTAACACTGGTGTCCAAGACGCTAATGCCTTTGCAGCAGGTAGCACCAACGTCCAAGATGCTAACGCTTTTGGTGCTGGAAGCACGAACGTCCAAGACGCTAACGCTTTTGCTGCTAACAGTACTAACGTCCAAGACGCTAACGCTTTTGCTGCGGGCAGTACTAACGTCCAAGATGCCTTAGACTTCGCTGCAAAAGATGATATGCAGGGCGCTATCGATTATGCCTCTGGCGACCGTCTCGATAGTCTTACAAAAGCTGCAATGCGTGACCCTTACCGTCAACTTACTGAGAGCACGTTAACTGGTATTGATGCCAGCGCATCGGCCTCTGGTAACATGAACAGCTCACGCGCAGGTATTGCAGACGCACTTGCTCAACGCTCTTACGATGACCGTTCTGCTGATGTATCTGCTGGTATCCAAGACAGTTTAATGACCCAATACACGAATAATCGAGATACCTTAGCGAATAACTATCTTGGCGATAGGGAAAACCAATCTAACGCTTATCTAGACGACAGATCCGACCAAGCCACTACTTATCTTGGTGATAGATCCGATCAAACTGATCGTTTCACAGATAATAGAAATAACCAAGCCGACACTTATCTGAATAATCGTAACGACATTGCAAACGATTACAGGAACGCAGGGGATGCGGCATCAAATAGGTACACTGATAGCTCTAACTACCTGTCTGACTCATATCTAACGAACCAAAGTGATCAGAGAAACTTCTACGGTAATACAGAGAACACTCAATACTCTAATATGACAACTGCCAATAATAACATGGGCAACATCTATGGTAATGCGATTGCTTCTCAGGGCGCAGGTACTCAAGGGATGATTAACGCAGGTAATGCTTTCGGCGCTGACAACCAAGCATACTTGAACGATCAACGTGCTAACTACGACAGACAGAATGGTTATGATTTTGGTGTATCTGGTCAATACTCAAATATGTTAAACGGTTTAGCGGTTACTAACTCCACGAACCCTAACATCCAACCTAATATGTACGACCCTACAGCCGCTGGTATCACAGGTGCTATGAGCGCAGGTATGGGAGCATATCAGGCGTTTGGCAGTCCTAGTCTGTTTGGAGGCGGTGGTAATACAGTAAAAGCCACCCAGTACACACAAGCTCCTTCTTACGGTCAGACGGACGTTTTCTCAGGTGCGACTATGTCTCCTACGTCTAGTGGCGGTGGTGGCTTCTTCGGTTAATAGCCCCGACTTAACCTTATAAACGAGATAATACATATGCAACCTTATGGAAATATGAATCCTGCCCTTTTGCAGCGAGCAAACGTAATGCAACAGCAGCGGGGCAATAACGTACCGCCTCCTGCGTTATCCGCTCCAGAGCAAGACCCTAAACAGGTAGTCGCTCAAGCACAGGCGATCCTTACGAACCCGCAAGCACCTTTAGAGGCTAAGAACCAAGCAAGCCAGATTATACAGCAGATTACGGCGGGTAACGCCGGAGGCGCACCACAAGGTAAACCACCTATGTTATCTCAACCGTCTTCTCAGCCGATTATGCCTGAGCGACCTACAGCACCCTCTGCGCCCACTTATGGTGGTAACGTAGGAGCGCAAATGTTTGCCCAGAGTCAGGCCGCAGCAGCACAAGGCGGTAACGCTATGTATGCAGGTATGGCCGCAGGTTATAACCAAGGTAAGCAGTCAGAATACAACGCTGAACTCAATACCTACAAGGCAGAGCAGCAGAAATACGAAGACGGTGTTGCTCGATATAATACTGCCCTACAAAAGCAGAAAACGAAGCAAGAAGGCTTGGCTAAAGCATTAGCACCTCTTGAGACGCAGCTAGGCAAACTTCAAAATGCAAGAGCAAGGCTTGAGAAGCAAGGTACAAACATTACTGGTATGAGTGGTGAAGACTACACTAGGTTTACCGATAAGTTCAGCAATAGTGATGAAGCTACTCAGCGTGAGATGACCCGTAAGATACTTAAAGACATCGGTGTTGACTATACGCTTCTTAAGATTGCCCAGACTAAAGGTGCTATCTCTGAGAAAGAAATGGATTTATTCGCAAGTCCTCAACCAAGTGCAAACGCTACTGAAGAAGTTTGGAAGTCTTGGTTAGACGGTCAGATCCGAGCAATGGAAATGGTCATGAGTAACCTAGTGGCTATCGAAAACGGTCAAATGGCTCCTTCTCGTGTTGATTACAGTGCTGACATTGCCGGTCTAGGTGTTAGCTCACCTAAGCAAAACAGTGGCGGTGGGAACACGTCCTCTGCTCCTGTGGCTGAGCCGAAGACCACTAAGAACGGCGGCATTAGCTACACAATAGAATAAGCATCCTCCAAGGAAATTACATGGCTACTTACAAGATCGGCAAGGGGCGTTACACGCTTCCTACAGGCTTGCCTCAAGACGTTTTAGAACAAGCTATAGAAGAGATATACGCCACACACGAAGCCACACGCCAAGGTTCCTTGGGATACTCAGTAGATAACGCTCAGAAGATGTTAGGCAAAGGTGCTGAAGCCTTCGGTCGTTTCACTGGTATCGATGCTGTAGAAAACTACGGCTCTGACGTAGTTGCTCAGCAAGAGAAAGACCTTGAAGAAGGCCGCTATGTATCTGACTACCAAGGAAGCTTCACCGACCAAGACGGAGCGTTTAAGAAGCTAGGTTGGGCGGGTGAAAAGATCGTAGAAAACCTTGCTACATCAGGCGTAGCTCTAGGTGGCTCAGTAGCTACACTTGCCGCTGGTGCGTTCTCTGCTCCAGCAGCAATGCTTATCGGCGGCGGTACTCTTGCAACTAACCTTGTGATGTCTACAGGCGAAGCTGCCTTAGAAGCAGAAGATAAGACAGGCGATTACAGCGCAGGTGGTGCAATAGCCACTGGCGGTATCGTTGCATTCTTAGATCGCTTCGGTGCTAAGATCCCTAAAGATAAAATAGCCAACATGACAGGTAGAGAGCTTGTCGATGAGCTTGTAGCAAAAGGCCACACAAAAGCCGCAGGTGAGTTAGTTAAGACTGTTACTAAGAAAGCAGTCAAAGAAGGCGCAACAGAAGCCGCACAAGAAAACGTGATCATGACAGGTGCTGCCCTTCAAGGCGGTGACTACAGTCTCGGTGAGGTGATTAACAAGAATATCGACTCATTCGTTGTAGGCGCAGGAATGGGCGCAGGTCAGTCTGTCGCTTCTGGTGGTGTTAAAAGCCTGATAGGTACTGGCGATGTTGCCGGTGAACCTATTCAGCAAGAAACCGCAGCCGCATCTTTTGCCCTACGCTTAGATACGATTGCTAACGAAGGTCAGCCTACTGACGATGGCCCAGTTCCGTTCGATCTTAATGATGTAGATCGTATGTCTGACAACGGTGCAAGAGCCGTGATGGACGTGGCTCATACTCGTATTGCTACAGAGATCAAAGAGGTTTCTAAAGTTCTTAGAGATAAGCTCAGCGGTAAAGAACGTGCTGAGTTTGAAAAAGAGCTAGGCACACTTGGTGAATATGTTGAGATCAAAGATAATGACGTAGTCCTGTCTGCCGCAGAGCTACGAAGCAGTAAGAATAAAACTAAGTCAGCAATTACAACAGGCGGTTATAACGCTGTTAATAAACTTGTTGGCGATAAACGTGAAGGACAAGAGCTTCTTAACTTGTTGCGTGAGTCACAAATGCTCACAAGTCTGCACAATAAAGGCTACGTTGGCGGCTTAAGTCAGTACACCGAAGGTCTAAACCCTTTCAAATCACAAGCTGGATACGGTGACCGTAGCTCTCTTGAGACTGTAGGCCGTCTAGGCTTATCAGCAGCCGCAGGTTCTGCAACAGGTGGTGCAACTATTGGCGCTCAGTTAGGCGCAGTTGGTGGCGCAAGAGCGGTTGATGCAATGACTGGTAGCCGTTCTCGTGTTAACAAGTTTGTCAACCAAAACAAAGACGGTACACCTTTAACCTCATCAGGCCCATCTTTACGAGAAGAGCAGTTTGAAAAACAGCAAGCTGAAGACGCTAGATTCGCTCAAGAAGAAGCCCAGAAGCAAGCACAAGCTGAATCCGATGCTCAACAACAGTCTCAGAACGCACAGGAGACCTCTGAAGCCAATCGAGTAGCTGGTCAACGCAATGCTCCTCCTACTTTGGAAAGTCCACAGTGGACGATGGAGACAGCTACAGGCTTAGACAAGAATGGTGTCGCTATGGCACTCCGTATGCTTGAGCGCCTACCAAGTACACCTGTTGCTATCCGTAAAGCTATCGATGGCTACAGAAAGACTGTAGATACAGGCGGCAAGGTTCCAAACTTAAGCCCTCTTATACGTTTCGTAAACTCTACAGCTAATGATAATTCTCAGTTCATCCAGCGAGTAGCTCAGCCTGATACAGGTGTAGAGCAGCAGCAGGTACAGGTTGATAAGACAGAAGCTTACAAGCAGACCGAAGGATACCGCAGAGGCATAGAGGCTAACCAGAAAGCTGGTAGCGACCTAAGCGCCTCTATGAATGCTGATAAGAGTATTAGCCGTATTGATAAAGCCAAGCTTGGTAATGCGATACAACAGCTTCAGTTAAACTTAGGCGAGAACCCTCTACAGGCAGTACAGAGCATTGTTTCTGATCTGTCTAAGTCTGGTATCTCACAAGAGTTACTACAGAAGTACATCGCTCCTTATGCTGACCGTGTTGCGAGACAGCAGCCGAAGCCTGACGTGCCTACTTTTGATAATCGTGACCCTGCTGCATACAAGGATGCTCAGTTTATTTTACCTGAGTTAAGAGATTCGTTTTTAAATTCATTGCCTGAAGATGCGTCCTTTGACGAAGCTATGGATTGGTCTGAAGGTCAGACTCCGAATGTACGCAACTTCTTAAAAGCATTAGAGCGTGATGACTGGCTTGGGTTTGATTACCCAGCACAATCTATAGATGCAGCAATGTCTGAAGAGGCCGATAACTTTAACCTTTCACAAGGCACTAAGTCAGCTTTGGGAAGACTGGTTAACGAGCCTGACATTCCGATGTTAGACGACCGCACTAAGGCTACACCGTCTGCTGAATCTGATCCGTTTAACATCGGCGAAGACATGGGTAGAACCATTCTTGGGATGTACCCAACAGAAGGCGCTACGTCTCCTTTCACGGTTAAAACTAAAGTAGAAGGCATTAAGAAGTTGTTCAGCGAGTTGTACGCCAAGACTACTGGTACAACAGACCCGATTGAGCAAGCACCTGAGAACGTAGATACGGTAGCAAAGACTATAGCTACTGAAGCTATGCGAGCACTTGAAGAAGATAGCACTGCAATTGGGTGGTACGACCGTGTACTAGACAGAGCAATGACTATCTTAGAAATGACTGACCCTGACGTATCGGCAACGCCTGAATTAGAGACTACATTTAAGTATGGTTTAGCTGTTACATCGAATGGTCAGGCTGTTGATGATAACTTTAAATATGCCGTAGACGTTTTTAACTTCTTTAAGCAGAACGGGCGTTTACCTGAGACTAAGAAAGAGTTTAAGCAAGGCGGTAAAAATAACACTGCAATGCTTCAGTCTTTTAAGTTCTTCAACGCTTACACTGACGTTCACAACCGAGGCGGTGTTGAAGAAAGCTTACAAGAGTTCCTTGCTCATGATTTTAGACGAGGTGACCTTGATAAATACATTAAAGGTTTTAACCAAGAGCATGGCACTAAACTTTCAGTCGGTACAAGTGAAAGCGTAGATACAATGATCAAAGGTTCCTATGTAATGGGGCCAAAGATTGGTCAAGGTTTCTACCAGAACCTCACAGGTAACTACGATCCACTAACCACTGATATCTGGTGGATGCGGATGTTCAACCGCCATATCGGAAGACCTCTTGAGCCTCGTAAGTCAGAAGCTCATATGAAGAAGTCTAAAGCCACTATTGTCGATAAGATTAAATCAGCCAAGAAAGGCTCAATGCAGTTTGATCTCGTCAAAGACGCTTTAAACGTACTAGGTGAAAAGAAAGCTGGACTATATGCTGATAATTCTCGCCTGACACCATTTTTAAAGCAGTTACAAAAGTCTGGTGATAAGTGGTATAAGCAGTATGCGAAAGACAATGGCGTTAACCCTACTTTTGAAAAGGGTAACCTTTACACCTTAGTAAAGACATACAACGCTAACACAGTAGACCAACCGCAAGAAGCTCCAAGTGGCCCTAAAGAGCGTCAGTTCATGAGACAAGTTACGTCTCGTGCTCTTGAACTATTAGCAACTCAGGGTATAGATATAACTACAGCCGACTTTCAGGCGCTTATGTGGTATCCTGAGAAACGTCTGTTTAAGATGATAGGCGTTAAATCAGGTAACGGTTCTGATAACGACTACGAAGACGCAGCAAGGTTATTAGCCTCAAAACAGGGTATTTCTAATGAGCAAATTGAAAAAACACTCTCCAAGTCAGGAAGAGGGGCAGATGGAGTCTCTGGTGGGGCAGTGTCCAGACGACAAGATGGAGGAACTAATACTGGGACTCGGTCGGTTGATGGCTCAACAGAAGCAATCCCAGCCCTCACAATCCCAACCTACGATGACTTCTCCGGCCCTGAAGCTGAAATAAAAGACTTCCCACCAGTTTCAAAAGTTCACTTCGCAAAAGCTAAAGAAGTTCTATCTGGCAAAGCTTTTAACATCGGTAAAGATGGTGACCCGTTAGAACACGGTGTCAATGACCCGTATGTTCTATCTCTTGTCGCTCGTACTTTTGACACTACTATCGAGTATGTAAGCAACCAAGCTGATTTAGATGCGGTCTCTGACCTCTATAATCGCAAAAGAATGCCTTACAACCAGCAGTGGTCTGGTAAATTTATACCTAACGGTGACGTTTCGTTAAATGTTAAGGAAAACTATTGGGGCTACATACGCTCAGGTGGTGGTGTTGCGGTTGTAAAAGAGGCAGACGCTAACGATCAGATGAGGACAGCAACTCACGAGGCTGGTCATGGCATTACAATGTACACCGAAAGTGGTGAATTCGATAAGGCTATGAAAAACCCTATTAACAATCGCAAAGGCCCGAAAGGAAGGCCAGAGTCGATTGTGCAGGGTAGCTTCCAAGGTTACTTCTTTGAGACAATAATGGCAAAACCAAAGAAAGAGCGTGATGCCTTTATTAAAGAGATTACCTATGTTCAGCAGGAGCTAATGTTCTCTACTAAAGATATGAGGGATCAGGGTGAAAGTACTCCTTTCCGAGTAGCTGGTGAATTCGGTGGTTACAAAGATATGCCTTACGGCGAGGGTATGCGATGGAAAAGAAACAACATTAAAGAGAACCTGATAAAGCGAGCTGGTTTAGATATTAAGGATATTAGTGCTGAAAAGCTGCGTAGCCTTGATAATAACAAAACCTTTAAAAAGCTTATGAAGGATGCTACGAAGGACGACACTGAGTACGAGCGTGGTTATTTAATGGATTACGCAGAGTCTATTGTTGACCCTTTCATGTACATCCTGACAGATCCTAAGCAAGCTAAGAAAGACATTCCTAAGTTTTACAAACTGGCTAAGGACTTCTTCAATAGCAGCGGTGGCCCTCTTAAGTTCTTCTCTGCACTTCTTGCGCTAGTCATAGCGACTGAAGAAGAAGAGGAAGAGCGTAACGTCATGGCACAAGGCGCACTCAGTCCTCAAGGGCAGGGCGCATTGGCAATGGTATGACGGATAAGAAGAAGTATCCGCAACGAGCACCCAAGAAGAACTACTTTGCTGAACTCGCTAAAACCGAGGAAGGCAGAGAGTTACGAAAGGCGTGGTCAAACAAGCCCCGTAAGAACGCTGGAAGACCATCTGGCGTTCCTCACGGACATACTAAAGATAGTATTGCCCCTTTACGGGTGAAAGCTAAAGAAGAAGCCAAACGGGTGGTAAAATATATGGAAGACAACGGTGAGAAGTTTGAAGACCACTATGCAAAAGAGGCTATGGAATCTGCGGTTGAGATCATGCGTACCGAAGGTGGTACTCGTGATCGTCTCGCAGCAGCCCGACTTGTGTTAGACTTCACCAAGCAAAAACCAGTGACTAAATCCGATGTCACTGTAGGCAAAGCAGAGGACTTCTTAGCAGGTCTTCTTGCAGAGGAAGAGCATGGACAAACGACTGAAACAGGTGAGAAAGAAACTCTACAGTGACTTTCCTTACTATGCTAAAGCAGCTCTAAGAATTAGAACGAAAGCGGGGCAGATTGAGCCACTGAACCTTAACCCCGCTCAGACTATTCTCGACGAAGCTGTAACAGCACAGATGAAAGCGGAAGGTAAAATCCGCATTATCATCTTAAAGGCCCGACAACAGGGATTAAGCACTTACACAGGTGGTTACCTTTACTTCTCAGTATCACAGCAGAAAGCACGAAAGGCGATGGTTATTACTCACCACGCTGATAGTACTCGTGCGCTGTTTGATATGACTAAGAGATATCACGATAACTGCCCAGACGCATTAAAACCCCACACTAAATACTCATCTAGGAAAGAAATAAGCTTTGATGTACTTGATAGCTCATTTGTTGTCGCAACCGCAGGTGGTGACAGCGTTGGTCGAGGAGAAACCCTCACGCACGTCCACTGCTCGGAGCTGGCCTTCTGGCCTAAAAGCTCAGCACCTGATATCTGGAATGGCCTCTTACAGGCCGTACCTAACTCGCCTAACACAGCCGTTTTTGTCGAAAGTACTGCTAATGGCGTTAGTGGTGTTTATTACGATCTCTGGAGAGGGGCTATTGAGGGCAAGAATGGTTTCGTGCCTGTCTTTATCCCTTGGTTCACCGACCCTACCTATAGAGAGAAAGTCTCCGAGAACTTTGAACGAACTCCTGACGAGGAAGACCTTGCAGGACTATATAGCTTAGACAATGAACAGCTCATGTTCAGAAGACGTAAGGTTGCTCAGAATGGCTTAGATCTATTTAAGCAAGAGTATCCAAGCGAACCTGAAGAGGCGTTCTTAACCACTGGTCGCCCTGTGTTTAATCTTGAGTATCTATCAAAGGCAATGAAGAGCGCACGAGATGTCGAACAACGACTCGCATTAGAAGCAGGTAAGTTTGAAGACAACAACCGTGGAGAGATGACGACTTATCGTAAGCACAACACTGGTGAGCAGTATGTAATTGGTGCTGACGTTGCGATGGGTATTAACCAAGGTGACTATAGTGTTGCTCAGGTTCTCGATAGCAAGAAACGACAGGTAGCAGTATGGCGGGGCAGGGTTCATCCTGATTACTTCGCTGAGATACTTCAGGCGTTAGGATACTACTATAACGAAGCACTGGTCATAGTAGAAAACAACGGTCACGGTATTTTAACGTGTACCCGATTGGGGAAGGACTACGCTTATCCTAACTTTTATACTGAAGTACAAATCGATAAAATTACAGATCAAGAAACGGTGAAACTAGGCTTCACAACCACAGCTAAAACAAAACCGCTTATCATCGACCAACTCAGAGCTAGTACAAGAGATGGCGATATCGAGCTTAATGACATGGTAACTATCCGTGAAATGCTGACTTATATCGTATCCAACTCAGGATCGATGGAGGCAGAACATGGCTGCTACGATGACTGCGTTATGGCTTTAGCATTGGCAAACCACGTCCACGAGGGCGCATGGGAGCCTATTGAATCAACCGATGACTATTATCAGGACATGCTCTAATGGCTAAACGAAAAGAATATAAACCAATGTCGGACGCAGAGATACTTGTTCTCGTTGAGAATAATATCAAGCGTTCTGTTGGTTATTACGATAGTGAGATCAGTGCCGAGCGTCAGAAGGTTACCGAGTATTACAACGGTACAAAACCTAAAGCACCCGAAGGTAAAAGCAAGTATGTATCAATGGATGTGTATGACGCTGTAGAGTCCATGAAGGCAGCATTACTGGAGACCTTCTCAGCGGGTAGCCAAGTTTGTAAGTTCGCACCACAAGGCCCAGAAGACGTTAGAAAGGCAGAGGTATGCACTACATACACTGACTACGTAACATTCCGTCAAAACGATCTCATGTCTGTCATGAACCACGTTATTCACGATGGTTTAACCTCTCGTGTTGGCATGGCTAAAGTCTTTTGGGACGAGCGTATCGACCTCGTTGAGGAAGACTACGAAGACTTGATAGCTGATGAGTTAGATATGTTACTCGCTCAAGACGGAGTTGCTCTTGTAAATAACAAAGAGGACGACTTCGGTTTCAACTCTGGAACTATCACGGTTGAGCAAGATCGTAGTCAAGTAGCTATCGAAGCTGTTGCCCCTGAAGAGTTTCTCATAGAAGCACAGGCTCGTAGCTTAGACTTCACCTTGATTAACTTCTGCGCCCAGCGCACGGTTAAGACTCTCTCTGATCTACGAGAGATGGGCTTTGACGATGAACTCATTGATAACATCGGTGATCACGAAGACGTTGAGCACGAAAGCTCACCAGAGATCCTCGCACGTCACGAAGGTGCTGGTGGTACTGTTGGTTTTGACTCTAGCGGTTACCAAGACCAAGTACGTAAAGTCATGGTGTACGAAGCTTACATTAACCTCGACAAAGAAGGCGAAGGTATCGCAAAGCTTTACCGAGTACTCAAGGCTGGTAACAGTCTTCTTGCTTGCGATGCTGTTGATCGTATCCCGTTTGTATCGTTTGCTCCTATCCCTGTTGCTCACGCATTTTATGGTAGTAACTTCGGTCAGAAAGTCATAGCGACACAGAACGCCCGTACAGTGCTTACACGCTCGATCTTAGATCATGCTGCGGTTACTAATGCTCCTCGTTATCTTGTTACTAAGGGTGGCCTTACGAACCCTAAAGAGCTTATTGATAGCCGTGTAGGTGGCTTGGTCAACGTAACACGACCTGACGCTATTATGCCTATGCCGCAAGCACCGCTTAACCCGTTTGTATTCCAGACAATTAAGATGCTTGATGAAGACAAAGAAGATAACACTGGCGTGTCTCGTATGTCGCAAGGCACTAACAAAGACGCAGTATCAAAGCAGAACTCTGCTGCAATGATCGAACAGTTAGCTACGATGTCACAACAGCGACAGAAGATTATTGCTAGACACTTTGCTAACCAGTTTATGAAGCCGTTGTTCTCTGAAGTTTATCAGCTATGTGTTGAGAACGAAGACTACGAAAAGATCGTTGAAGTTGCTGGTGATTACGTTGAGATCAACCCGTCTACGTTTATCGAGAAGCGTGACATCATGGTTGAGCTTCGCTTAGGCTACGGTGAGCAAGAAAAAGACGCTCAGAAGTTCTTAAGCCTCCACCAGATGTTTTCCCAAGATCCTAAATTAGCACCTATGTATCAAGCACAGAATGCCTATGCTTTGATGAAGGATGCATTGAAGGCTCAGGGTATAATGAATGTCGAGGAGTACTTAACACCTCCTGATCAACTACCTCAGCAGCAACCTGATCCAATGCAGCAAATGCAAGTGCAGATGGCTCAGAAACAGCTTGAGTTATCAGAGCGTCAGACTGTGATTGGCGAAGAGAAACAGAAGATTGATGCAAAGGCTAAGAAAGCTAAATTTGATCTTGATAACGCTAAGTTTGAAGAAGGCGGCGTGGTTAAGTTAAATCAACAACAGCTTAAAGAGAAACAGTTCGAGCATAAGAAACAGCTTGATATTGCCGAGCTTCAAATTCTTAAGACTACTGAAGACGTTAGAGGAATAGCTTCACCATAACAGGATAAAGCTTATGTCCGATGTTGAACATTTAAACGACCATAAAGACTTCGTTGAGAGCCGCTCAAGTTATGATGATATGTATAACGAGCTTGAGTCGGTTCTTGAGAAGTTTGACGGACTTGTCTTCGCTCATGAGAAGGTAGCCGCCTTAGAAACTATTAAGGCACTTGTTATCTTTTCTGAGTGTGTGGACATGGAATAAAACCACTACCAATGGAGAGCATCCAGTAATGAACGAAGAAGAACTAATCGCTTTAGGCGATGACGCAGAGGGCTTGCTTAAAAGCAGCTCTTTCAACCGTGTAATCAACTCACTTGTCGATGGTACTTTTCAGACGTTTGTTAACACAAACCCTGAGGATCACATAGGACGAGAGCGTTCTTACGCACACTATCGAGCACTCGTGGATATTACTAACACACTACGCCAGCAGGTTTCGGTGCGTGATGGGATTAATACTAAGAGTGACGAAATTAACGGTAACAACGACCAAGAGGTTTAAAGCACCATGTCTGACAACGTGCCTACTCAAGAAAGAACTGCACTCGATACCGATGATGCGGCAAATGCCCTTTTAGCTAGATGGTCTGACGATGAGAATCTATCAGACGAAAGTGACGAGGCGACAGTTGAAGATTCAGATATAGAGACTCCTGATGAAGAACTGAATGAAGAAGAAACGGAAGTAGAATCCGATGAAGATGATGAAGACCTTGAAGAAGAAGACTCAACCGAAGAAGACGGTGAAGCAGAAGAAGAAGACGAAAGCGAAGAAGTATTAGACCTTTCGGACGACACTAATGTTGATATCGTTGTTGACGGTGAGACTAAGCAAGCATCTATCAAAAGTCTTAAACGGTTATACGGACAAGAAGCTTCACTAACTCGCAAGTCTCAAGAACTCGCTACCCAGCGAAAACAAGCCGATGATGCCGTTGGTAAATCCAATGTCGTACTTCAGCGGATGCTTGAAAAAGCGCAGGAACGGTTTAAGCCTTACGCAGATGTCGATATGCTAGTTGCTAGTAAAACGATGTCTAACGAAGACTTCGCCCTTCTACGTAAAGAAGCGCAGACAGCACAGCAAGACCTACACTTCCTCCAGCAAGAAGCAGATCAATTCTATGGTCATCTAAAGCAGCAGCAACAGTCTGTTATGCAAGATCAGGCCAAAGAATGTGTAGCTACACTTCAAGAGAAGATGCCTAACTGGAACAACAAACTGTATGACGATATCCGAGCGTATGCCATATCAACTGGCTTACCTGAGGAACGAGTTAATCAGATCGTTGATCCGAATGTCATCATGACTTTGAATAAGGCTAGGCTTTATGATGAAGGCAAGAAGGTAGCGACTGTTAAGCGCAAGAAAGCAACCGGCAAGAAGTCCATGCGCTCGAAGACTTCTCCTGCTGTTTCTAAAAATGCACTGGCTGCAAAGAAGCAGAAGATAGCAAGAGATAAGATCCGTGCGAGTGGAGGTAACGACTTTGACGATATCGCCTCTGCAATCCTTGGACGCTGGGAAGAATAAAACCAAACCATCTAAATAAGAGAATATATTATGTCAGCTACAAAGTTTACTACATACGATCAAGTCGGTATTAAAGAAGATGTTTCTTCATTGATTACAGACATTTCACCTACGGATACTCCTTTTGTATCTTCACTTAAGAACGAGAAAGTTTCTAGCCGTACATACGAATGGCAAGAAGATGCATTGGATGCTGCGGGTGCAAACGCATACGCTGAGGGTGCATCTGCTCCTGCTGCTGCTCAGTCTGCAACTACTATGCAGAACAACACTACACAGATCTTAATGAAGACTGTTAAAGTGTCTGGTACTGCTGATGCGGTTGCTACTCATGGCCGTGCAAAAGAAACTGCTTACCAGTTAGGTAAGAAGCTTAAAGAAATCAAACGTGACTACGAACGTGCTTGCGTTGGTATCGACAATGCTGCTGTAGTTGGGGATGACTCTACACCTACCGCTCGTGAGTTTAAATCCGCAAGCCAGATGATTACTCGTGCTGTAGATGCTGGTAGTAACGCTAATGATGCATTAACTGAAGCTAAGTTACTTGAGTTAGGCCAAGGTTGTTACGAAGCTGGCTCTGAGCCAACTATGTTAATGATCAAACCTGCTGATGCGTTATTGGTTGCTGGTTTCGTTAATACTGCTGCTGGTCGTAACCGTGAGATCCAAGACAGCAAGACTTTGGTTAATGCCATTGAATTGCTAGTGACTCCTTTCGGCGAATACCGAGTTGTTATTAACCGTCACCAAGCTTCAGACTTAGCTTTCCTATTAGATCCGACTATGTGGTGTACTACTACATTACGTCCGTTCTCACGAACTCTATTAGCGAAAGACGGCGATTCAGATTCTCACTTAATCGTAGGTGAAGTTGGCTTGAAACATAAGTCATTCGCAGACGGCGGTAAGATTACTGGCTTAAGCTAATCGTTTAGCAAATTAGTATTGCGGGGGGAGTCGCAGAGGTTGCGCTCTCCTCCTCTGTTCTCCCTGCTTTACTTTTATTAACACCTCCCAATTGGATAGCAAACATGAGTGATTTTAAAGACGCTTTCATGAGCAAACAACTTTTAAACGCTGAATCTGACTTCATCGACATGGATGATAAAAACTTCACCATGAAAAGTGAGCAGGTTATTCCCAGCGCATTTATAGATGATCTACGAGATCAAAGATACGCATCACACGATAGCCGTGAAGGAAACTTTATGAAGGTCGCAAGTATTCCCGTGGTTATACACGAGAAGTGGCTTCGTGAAGGTTTCGATTTATTCAAAGAAAAACACAAGACCGTACTAGCGAAACTCAAGTCAGAAAACCTTGATGCATTTATCGCTACCGATAAGAAACTCTAGTAGGAAAACAATATGAACTACGGCGCAATTAGGACACATTTTAAAGAGCTACTAAACCGCACAGATATCACTCCAGCCCTAATCACGAAGTTCATTGAACAAGGTAATCTCAGGATCGCTCGTATCTTGCGTGTACCGGCAATGGAGCATCTTGAGACTTACTCAATGAATTCTGCTGGTACTAAAAAGATAACCATACCTAGTGTGTTTCTTGAAACAATTGATCTATATCACAGCGGCGGCAACACCTTAGAGCGTGTACCTATGTCTAAGATGTCTCAGCTACGCTCAAGTGATGTGACTGGTGAACCACGGTATTACACTCGTGTGCAGGGTGAGTTCTTAATCCACCCATACCCAACATCAGGCACTCTTAGCTTAAGTTACTACGGTGAGTTTGAACCTTTGTATGACAACGGTTTAACTTATGATGCAGCTAACGATGACGATAACGAAACAACACTCACGAAGATCGCTCCCGATCTACTTATGTATGCGGCGCTAACTTATGCTGCGATGTATTACTTAGATGAACGTGAGCAAGCTTTTGAGACAAAGTACAGAACACTTCTTGGTGAGATACAGTCTCAGGCTGACGACCAAGAGAGTAGCGGCGGTACACAAGTAATAAACCCAGCTTATGCATACGAGGATTAACCAATGCCTAGCAGCTTTTTCGTAAACAATGGAGGCACGACCGCAGCACGTTCTACAATTGCTGACGATCTTACCGCTTCTTCTAATTCTAAGAGTGACGCACAGAAGCTCGCTATTAACGCTGAAGATGCTCAGTTTACTCTGAGCGATGGAACTACAACTGGTAACTCTGCGCTACACTACAGCGCAAAGGCAGCAGCATCAGCAACCTCTGCATCAGGCTCAGCGTCAACTGCAACTCAACAAGCTGGTCTTGCTAACGATGCAAAGTTAGACGCACAGACTGCTAAGGCAGAAGCGGTTGTAGCATTCGGTGATAGTGTTCAGCTTACAGGTGATCAGACTATTGCAGGTGCTAAGACTTTCTCAGGCACAGTGACGGCTGATGGACTGACTGTGGATGGGCTACAAACAATCAACACCTCATCATCAGGGGTGCAACCGCTTTTAACACTACTCCAAGCAAATAACACAATTGGAAATTCTTGGGGCATTGATTTTAAAAGGACTACTGGTTCAGCCTCTGAAGACCTTGTGGCAAAAATCCATGCTAATAGAGAAGGTGGCGATGCCACTGGAATTACGTTTGGTATTAATAAAGCTGACGGCTCTCTTATTGAAGCAGGTAAGTTTGATTCGTCAGGCAGATGGCTTGTGGGCAAGACTGCACAAGGTTTAAGTACCGCAGGATTTGAAGTTGAACAGACTGGGCAAACATCAGTTACACAGTCAGGTGCATCGTGCATTAGACTTAATCGTTTAAGTTCTGATGGAGACATCATTCAACTGCGCAAGGATACTTCACAAGTGGGGAGTATTGGGACGTTGAGTGGGTTTATCTACATTGGCAACGGAGATTGTAATTTACTGTTTACTGGTGGCACCGATCAAATGCTACCAGTAGGAACTAATGGTGCTACAAAAGACGGTCAGATTGATCTAGGAAGCCTAGGCAACCGCTTCGACGACATCTACGCCACCAACGGCACAATCCAAACATCTGACCGCAACGAAAAGCAAGACATTGCAGAGCTATCTGACGCAGAGCAACGTGTAGCTGTAGCTGCCAAAGGCTTGCTGCGTAAGTTCCGCTGGAAGGATGCTGTAGCGGAGAAGGGTGACGATGCCCGTATTCACTTTGGTATCATCGCACAGGACTTGCAGGATGCTTTCACTGCTGAGAGCTTGGATGCAGGTCGTTACGCAATGTTCATTTCTAGTACTTGGTGGGAGACACAGACTGATGTCCCTGCTGTTGAGGCTGTAGATGAGGTGCTGGACGAAGACGGCAACGTAGTCACTGAGGCTGTGGAAGCCAATGAAGCCTACACCCGCACAGACACATATGAGACCTTAGAGAAAGCCCCAGAGGGTGCAACAGAACGCACTCGCCTTGGTGTCCGTTACTCTGAACTCTTAGCTTTTGTTATATCAGCAATTTAAAATCACAGGAATTAACCAATGGTAAACTTACAAGCAGGTTCAATCTTTAAGCCAGCGATGGGCGATGGGTCAAACGGAGTTGTACAAGTCCATACAGATGGCACTAACGATGTTACGTTGTATGGTAGCGTCGATGGTGTCACCTTCACTTTAATCAAAACATATGCGGTAGACACTGACGTTATCGAAGAGGTAGTCTTGTGTCCATTCCTTGCTATCTCTGCTGACACTGCTGCGACTGTAGCGGCTGGAAGTTTAGCTACGACTTCACTTGGCGCATCTACTGTTAAACTGGACGAAACTAGAGGGCGATAGCCATGCTTAAATCGCTGATTAAACCGTTAATAGCTACACCCCCTCAAACGATAGTACGCCCGACCTTCATGGCCTCTGTAGTCGCAAGCTCTCTTATAGACTCAATAACTATATATAGTGCCACTGTTAACATATACGGAAACATTTATTCAGGGTTTGGCAAAGGCATGGGAAGCTACCACGGCTCAAGAAGTCCATCTACCATTGATCTAGCTGATGGTGTTACACACGGTGTTGAAG